TACTAGCAACAGTAATGGCACCGACAAATTTATCAGTTCCGTCTGTGTTAATAACAACAGGTGATGCAGCTGTTTTTGTTACAAATGTAAAAGTTGCACCAATGTTATTTCCACTGTTGTAATCGTTTGGACCAGCTGCTGGTGAATCAGTAGCTGCGCTAATTGTAGGTAGAGTTACAGTTACAGTAGTGTTGTCTAAAGCGACAATTCTTCCTGCGTGTGCTTCTACGCTTACTGTTAAAGTTGTAGTTGAGTGTTCTACAACGTTTCCTTTACCAGCACCAATGAAACCATTTAAAGATTTTACTGGTCCTGAGAATGTAGTTTGTGCCATAGTATTATCCTCCTAGTTATTTCTACATAGTCTCTAGGCCGTCGACTATACGCGTCTATGTAGAATAATTTATGTATAGTAGTTAATTTATATATGAAATTATTAAAGAGTGCAAGAAATCCCTACAGCAAAAAGGTCTTTTTTAACGATGTAAGTCCTAATTAACCAGCGTAAAGATGAATTTCACCATCTCTAGGATTGCTGTGGACTTGCTCTTCCTGTTGTCTGATGATTGATCTAATTACTCTTTTGATCTCATCACCAAGAACAGACATTTCAGGTGTTATTTGTCCTTTGTTCTCAAGAAACAACTCATTCCATCTAGACTCGAGTTTCAGTTTCTTTGCGAACAGTATCATGTTGTCCTGAGCCATTATTAACCTCCTCATAGGTTATGTAAAAATCATTTCCAGTGCTTGTAAACTGAAGATCATTTTTTTCCCAGTTTATATCAGATTTTCCTATAAAGTCAATGATATGAGGGTTTAACTCATTTGCATCATTTATCTCTTTTTCACTTTCGATTTCAAACTTTGTTTGAAGGTATTTTGTGAATATTTTTACTAGATATTTCTTTGTCATGTTTTTCCTTTCTATCAAAAAGAAAGGGCCCAATCAAGGGCCCTTCCAAAATAAATACTTAATTTAAGTATTAAGCACCTGGTGATCCGAAGATACCTCTGAAGTCAGAGAAACCAAAAGAGTATCTCTCTCTTGCTTTGTATCTTACGTTACCAGTATCGAAGTCACCTTCCATTGCAGTTTTGATTGGTGATCTTACGAACATTTTCATACCATTAGGCACGTCTGTTTTGATAAAGAACGCATCTGTGTCAGTTAAGAAATTATTCACAGTGTAACCTTGTGGAATCATTCCCATGCTGTTGATTGCGTTGATATCATTGTCCGCAGTTCCAACTCTTTGTGAAGACTTCATTAATCTTTCCGCTGTGAATTGTAATTCACTTGGAATAATTAATTTTAATCCTCTCGCTGCAACTTTCAAGCCTCTTTCATCAGTGAAAGCCGCAATATCAATTAACGACTGTTCTAATGAAGTTTCGTTTAAGTCGGCAGAAGTGCCTAACTCATTTGAAACTGTACCAGCGATTGTTGGGTGGTCAGTAGCACAAAGCTCCTTACCATCACCGCCAGCAAAGCTTGAATCAAATGCATTGTTTAATACATTTGCTGCTTTTACTTGTTTGGTATTCGCCATAGATCTAGCTAATGCTTTTGTATATCTAGACGCAAGTCTGTCATACAAGTTATCTTCAATCGCTTCTTCAGTGATTGAGAATGCAAGAGCAATAGTCTCGTGCGTATATCTAGCAGTGAAAGTTTCTTGTGCATTGTCAAAAGTCACGCCAGAACCTTCTGGTTTAACTTGTGCATTGCCAAAGCCACTTAACATTACTTCTTCTTCAAAAGCTCTGTCAGATGTCTCTGTGTCGAAAATTTCAGTATGCTGATTTTCATACCTTTTATACTCCAGACCGAATAAAGCATTCAAACCTGGTTCTAGTTCTTTAACTAGTTGTCCTCTACTTATCGCCATAGTTTATCTCCTTATACGCCTGTTGTAGTTTTTAAGTTATGTTCGTTGATGATTCCAACAACATTAACATTTGCTGCATAAGTTGTAGCATTTGATAAATTGTTGTTATCGTCATCTTTAGTTACGCCAATAACTCTTATTTGTTTTGCAGATGTAGTCATGTTTGTCATGCTAACTTCAACAGCAGAAATGTAGTTCGGTGAAGAACCAGCAGCGTAAGTCGCTAAATCTGCGTTTAAGTTAATGTTAGCAATCGGCATTGCTGCGTCTGCTTGGATTTCGAACCTTTCATAAGGATCATCTGAAACAAATCCAACGATGTCTGTTGCAGCGTTAGATGCTTCTAGGTGATTAGCCCATGTTGGTTTCGAAGTGCTTGAGTCAGTATAGAATACACCGTTAAGTGAACCCAGTAAGTTACCGCCCGCTCCGCCTACACCAATGTAACCAGTAGCTAATGCTTGTACTGGATCGTTTTGGTATATGGCAGTTGAGTTAGCTGCAATACTATATTCACTTAAACCTTGGTTGTCTCTATTCTGACCAACTTTGCCAATGGCTCTTAGACCAAAAGCATTATCTACGTTAGTTGCCATAGTTTTTTACTCCTAAGTTTAGTTTATATTTAGTATCGCGGTAGTTGGTATTTCTAAAAAATTATTTTTTAGTACCACCAAAAGTTACGCGACTCTGCCTATTACTATCAATAGGCATACTTGGGTGCTGTTCCTTCAAAAGATCGTTGTTAACTGCTTCGTCTCGATCTTGTACTTGTTTCCTAAAGTACGCTTCACGAGATTTTGCGATCTCTTCTGGTATCCTAGCCAGCACTAGGCCGCCTACTCCGATCACTCCTGCGTATTTGCCTTCAGCAACTTGTGGATAAGGATGTTCCGGATATTGATCTGCTCTTACGAGTTCCCAACCGGATCTAAGTTTACCTGACATGTTCTTTGTATCGTCCATACCAAGCGTCTCAGTTCTTATCCATCTGTGCCTATAACCATCTGGCGCAGGTGGTGCATCTAAAGATGACGGGGGAGTCCAGGTTGTAGGTCTAACTTCGTTAGATCTTGACTGACTCGCACGAGGGGTCTTGTTTAGTTTTTCGTTTTCCATATGCTTAAACCTCCTTCATGTGTTTTTTTTGTTTTGCATAATCTTCTAATGACACTCCTAATTTTTTGGCAATAGCAACTTCAGAAGGGGTGAGACTGATAGTTTTGCGACCACTTTTTGTGCTTCGCGTTGCCGACGCTACTGTTTGCACTGGCTTAGTCGTTTGAGCCGTTGTATCAGTAGTTGTAGCAAATTTATGCGGAAATTCAAGTCTTATTCTTTTATCAATTTCAGCATAATAATCGTCACTATTAGCATCATAACCTTCAGCTTCCAATTTATTATGGATGTCAAAAGCCGTGTAAGTCATAGCTGTATCAGTACCAAACCACTTGTTTTTAGCTCCCCAAGCTTCTGCTCTAGGATCTACATTTTGTTGTTGTGGTTGCGGTTGATTAAATGCAGGCATTTCTTCTGCTTTAACTTCCGTTTGTTTGGTTGATTCAGCTAATTCTTTAGCTTCTGCAAGTCTAGATTCCTCATAACCTAATCTTGCAATTTCTTTTTGAGCCTCAACTTCTGCTGCAACATCATCATTAGCTCTAGCTGTAGCTAATTTTGTCTGAGCTGCTAATAGTCCAGATTTGATTCTCTCTTCTCTATCTTTTACTCCAGCTTGTTCAACTGAAGAATATTTTTTAGATAGCTCTTCTCTTTGCTTTTTTTGTAATCTAGCAAATTCAATGGCTTCATCTCTTTGTCTTTGAGCTTCTCTCCATTTACCTGTAAGCTTAGCTATTCTTCTTTGAACGTCTTTTGAGTAATTCTCTAATTCTAAATCTTTCGCATCTTTCTCGTCGCTAGCCTCTTGCTTCTCGTCGCTTGCTTCTTGCGGCTGGGAGCTAGAGTCTTTTGTTTCTACTACAGAAACTTCTTCCTTGGTTTCAACTTGATTTTCAGTTTGAGCATCGTCGTTTAATTCGACTTCTTGCCCTGGACCTGAAGTATCAATATCCACCATAGGAATTTCTCTTTTGTTTTCTTCTTGCATAGTTTCCTCCTATGTTAAATGTAATGCAATACAGATTCTGGGTCTTTAACAGTACCTAGAACCTCATCGTCGTTGAGAAGACGAACTTCACCGCCTTCTATTGGTAGTCTTGAACCAGCATATCTGGCAAAGATGACCCAATCTTTTTCTTTACACCAAGGACCTGTTTCAAACTTTTCTTTGTCTTTATAACAAAGAGGTCCCATCTTTAAAACATAGCCACAGTTTGTAACCATTCTAGCTTTGTCTAAAGATTCTTGTGAAAATATAATTCCACCTTTAGTTTTTTCTTTTGGTGTAAAAGGTAAAACTAACATTCTCCATCCTGATGGTTCAGGTAACTGTTCCATCATTTCTCCAATGTTATTTTCGTCTAACCTTTTTGATTCTTCTACTGATTTTACTTTATCTTGCTCTTTGTATTTTTCTTCAAGAGCTAGTTTCGTCTTCGGAATCTCTTTGTCCGAATTTGACGACGTTTGTTGTGTCTGGTTGCTCATTTTTTTTATCCTCCTTTGGATTTAGCAGGTTTGAGATTTCCTGATCTATTATTTGTAAGGCATGTGCCTGTCCTAAAAGATATTTATAACCTTC